GGCACCATGAGCGGCACGGCGCGGAGCTATGACCAGCTCCGCCAACGCATGCTGCGTCGGGTGATGGTGCCCGGCGAGCCCGAGCCCTCGCCGGCGTTTCTCGTATCGCCTCGGTGCCCCATCCTGCATAGCGCGCTCGCCGGCGGCTTTGCCCGCCATCCGAAGACGGGAAAGCCGATGGCTACCCATCCTTACAAAGATGTAGTCGATGCACTACGTTATCTTAACGAAAATCTAATGGGCGCAACCTCCGATTGGATGGCGAAGCTGCAAGCGGTGGCGCGTGCAGACTTGGCATGGTGACATTTCTCGAGCGGTTTTGGGCGAAAGTGGATAGCTCGGGCGGCCCCGAAGCGTGCTGGCCATGGCGGGGTACGAGGAACGACGGCGGCTATGGGATTATTGCCATTGCGCGGAACGCGCCGCGGCACCGATTCATCCGTGCCCATCGACTCGCCTACGAGCTATGTCACCGCGAGTCGATCCCTGCGGCACTCACCGTCGATCACCTGTGCCGTCTCCGGCATTGTGTGAATCCGGCGCACCTTGAGGTCGTTACGCGAGGGGTCAACGTGCTCCGTGGCAATACGACCGCGGCCCGCCATGCGCGGGTGACGCATTGCCCGCGTGGCCACGCATTCGATGGCGTAAACACCTATTGGAAGCCGGACGGAAGCCGGGGCTGCCGGGAGTGTCGGCGTGTACAGCATCGTGCGTACGACCGGCGTCGTCGGCTTGCGGGATAGGCACGCCGCCTCTTTCGTGTTAGGCAGCACCGCCCGAGATGGCGCGCGGAAAGGCAGCTCGGGCCGCGGCAGACAAAGCCGACGTGACGCCGCTCTCCCCCGCTCGCGGCGCACCGGCGGAGAACCTAGCGCTCGACCCCGAGATAGCTGCCCGGGTCAAAGAGGAGCTGTGCCCGCTCATCCGCCGCACCCGTGATGACCGGCAAGTGCTACGCGACCGCTGGCTTCGCTACTACCGGATCTGGAGCCTGCGGCACGATATCCAAGGCTACAAGGGCCGGACGAATACGTACTTTCCAATCGGGCGCCGGTGGATCGAGCAATGGGTGACACGCCTAAAGCGCGACCTCTTCCCCGATAACGACTGGTTTGCGTGCCGCGCGTTGCGGGAAGATTTCGAGGCGCGGGTGCCCGCCAAGGTGGCGCTGCAGAAGTATTGGATGCGCCGCTACATGCGGCTTCGCCGCCGTGCGCTCCCGTTTCTCCGTCAGCTCGTCATGTATGGCACCTCGCCGGTGCGCAATGTCTGGCGATGCCTCGAGCACGAGCAACCGGCGCTGCAAGACGTGCTCGACGACTTGGGCGAGCCCTCGGGGAAGACGGTCGAGCGCGTCGAGAAGGTCGCCGATTTCTTGGGGCCGACCTTCGAGCCCGTCGACCTCTTTGCGTTCTACGTGTGGCCCGTCACCGCCGCGGGGCTCGACTCGGCGACGCTCGCATTCGAGGATCGGTGCGTTTCTCGCAGTCACGTCGAGGCGCTCGCCGCAAAGCCGCTCGACCCGGATAACCCGAAAGCCGGAAACGTCTACGAATTTGTGCCCGAGCTGCTCGAGCTGTACGCCTCGGCGATTTCGTCGCGGGGCTCCTCGAGTAGCGGCGCCAAATTCGACGCGCTCGCGCTGCGCCTCGCCGACAAGGGCTTCACCGCGCCACTCGACCAGAATTTGCCGATGGCGCTCCGCCCGCTCGACCTGACCGAATGCTCTTGGATGGTCGACCTCGAGGGCGACGGTGCGCAACGCTACTTGGTCACCCTCGGCGCCGATACCATCCCGCTCCGCGTGCAGCGCCGGCCATTCTGGCACGGCGGCACGCAATGGCTCTGCGGCCGATTCGTCGAGGTCGCCGAGGAATTCTATGGCCGCGGGCTTCCCGAGCTATTCGACTATCTCCAATATTTCGTCAACGACCTCGGCAACCAGTCGGGCGACGCATTTGTCTGGTCGACGAATCCGATTGCCGTGGTCGATATCGGCGCCGTGCAAGATCCGACCTCGCTGCGCATGACCCCGGGGGCTAAGTGGCTTGCCAATCCCGCCGGCGTGCAGTTCACGACGCCGCCCCAGGGGGCCGCCCAAGCCGGCTTTGAGGCGGTGACCGGCTTCCTCGGCATGGCGGATAACTTGGTCGCGCCGACGCCGGCGCGCCCCATGGTGCCCGGGCAGCAGTCGGGGCCGCAAGACTCGGCGGGCTTGGCGGCGCAGCTCGCCGATAGCGCCGTCGACCTCCGGGCGATTGTCGAGAACCTCGAAGATGAGGTGATGGTGCCGCTCCTCGAGCGCTCCGACATTCTCTCGCAGCAATGCCTTGACCGAGACATCATCCTGAAGGTCGCCGGGCAAAACGGCGTCGAGCTGCTCGAGCACCCGATTACCGTTGCCGACTTGGTTGGAGAGTATGAATGGGAATGGCTCGGCACGACGTCGGCGCTTAACCAGCAAGTGCGGGCGCAACAGATGGTGCAGGGAATTGCGCTCCTCGTGCAGCTCCCCCCGGACCAGATCGCCGCCGAGGGCTTGGTCGTCGATTGGCGCTACATCGTCGAGCAGTATTGGAGCCTCGGGCTCGGGCTTCCGAATCCCGACCGGGTCTTTAAGAACGCCGGCCCGAAAGAGGCGCAGGATTGGCGCTACGAGAACGCGCTCGCCCGCGTCAACCGCGCCGAGGAATTGCAGGTATCGCCCGCCGACGATCACCTGGCGCATGTGCAGGGGCACCAAAGCGCGCTCGAGCACGGCGCGCTCACCGACGACGCCCACGCCGCGATGACCAAGCATGTGCAGGATCATATTGCCTTTGCCGTCGCCGCCGAGGTCCAGAAGCTCCAAGCGGCCATGGCCGCCGCCGCCGGCCCTCTTGGCCCCGGGCTCGGCCCTCCGCCGCCCGGTGGCATGCCTCCGCCGCCGGGCGCTCCGGGGCCGCTCGGGCCGATGGGGCCGGCGCCGCCCGGCGGTATGGGGCCGCCTCCGGGGCCGCCTCCGGCGCCGCCAGTCGGGCCGCCCATCATGCCCGCACCCGGTGGCGGCCCGATCCCGCCGGCGCCCGTCATCCCGAAGCCGCCGGCGGCGATCGTGCCCCCGGCGCCGCTCGGTGGCGGCTACATGCCGGGCGTGCCGCGCCGCGGGGTCAACGAGCTGGCCCGCCAAGTCGGCGGCCGCCCCAAACTCCCCAAGCCGCATAGCGACGCCCGGGACCGGGCGAAATCGCTCCTCGGTATCCGGGCGCCGGCGCCGCTCGGGCAAGGACGCGTCGGTACGACCCGCAACATTTCCGACCTCTTCCGCCGCTTGCCGCGGTTACCGAGGTAGGCGGGTGCGGCCCTATTATTCGGCAGATGGCGTAACCCTATACTGTGGGGATTGGCGCGAGTTATTGCCTGAGGTGGCGTGCGACGTAGTTGTGACCGACCCGCCTTATGGCACGGGAGGATGGCGGCGGGCGACGAGCGGACAAGGGGCCGATTGCCGCGGCACTCTTGAGCATGAAGCGTGGGACGACGGGGCGCTCGATTGGCTCGGAGTGTGCCAGAGCGCCATTGCGGTCCTGACGTTTTGGCCGCCGGCCAAAACGTATGCTCTGCTCGCAGCAGCGTCAATGTGGCCGAAGCATCGTGCTCTCTACATGCGGAAACGCGACCCGAAGCCAATGGTATGCGGTCGCACCGCATGGTCGATCGAGCCGATATGGTGCCTATCCCGGGATGGCTTCGTGCTTTCCGGTGGCACCGATTGTCTCGATGTCTCTACGCCCCGGCTCGGGCGAGACGTCGACGGGACGGGGCACCCGTACCAAAAGCCGATCGAGGTAATGACGTGGCTTATTGCAAAGCTCCCGCCTCACGTCTCGATTCTCGACCCATTCGCCGGCACAGGTACGACGCTCCTCGCTGCAAAGCAGCTCGGGCGTCGTGTGGTCGGTATCGAGTTGTCGGAGCAATGGTGCGGAGTGGGCGTTGAACGTCTCGCGCAACGTGAATTGCCTTTTACGACCGCTTGCTAGGGAGACGGGTTATGGCAGAGAAATGGATTCAGGGCGCAATCAAGCGGCCGGGCGCCTTTAGCGCCAAGGCGAAAGCCGCGGGCAAGTCGACGGGCGCGTACGCCTCGCAGGTCTTGAAAGAGGGTAGCAAGGCGTCGACCCGTACCAAGCGGCAAGCGGCGCTCGCCAAAACGCTCTCGAGCTTGCGACGCGGCAAGGCGAAATTTCTCGTGCCGCTCGTGCTCGTGCTCGCGACGGCGGCGTACGGGGCAAACAAGACGTGTGACGGGTCGACGTTGACGCCGGCGCCCATGACGGCGCCGGGACCGACGCCCGATTCGATCAATGCCCGCGGCTTGCCGGCGCTCCTCGTGCAAACGGTGCGCACCGCAGGGTCCGCAACCGTCGTGCTCGAGGTGTCATGCAATGACACGGCATGGGCACCGATCGGCAACGGGACCATGACGGTGAGCGCGGCGGCCCCGAGCGCCGTCGCGTCGGTCTTGGCGCCGACGTGTACCTACCGGGCGAATGTCACCGCGTGCACGGGATGCTCAGTCACCGTGCTCTACTCGTGCTCGGGGGCGCACTAGATGCGCCGTGCGCTCCTCGTGCTCGTGCTCGTCGGGATCGCCGGCGCCGAGCCGAATTGCGGGCCGGCATGGAATGGCTGCGGCCCCGCCGGCGGCGTCTCGACGACGACCTCGACGACGACGACCACCACGACGACGACGACGCTAACGACGACCACGGCGACGACGACGACGACCACCGCGGCGCCGACGACGACGACGTAAAGGGGGAGCAACCATGAGCCCGGGTCGGATCTTCGATATCGTCGCGATTGCCTGTTTTGGCATTGCCTCGGTGCCATGGCCCCCGCAACCGCCCGTCAACCTCATGGGGCTCGG